AAGTTTTCCCTGTACTACTTTCACCAGCAATAGCGGTAATCTTGTTGCCAGATACGCCACCAAATATAGAACCTGAAACAAGTCCATTAAAAATGTACGAACCTGTGTCCACATATGTTTCAGTTTCATCAATATCTGATGCGAGTTGGGTGTAGTCATTACCAATCTCCTTTACAATATCTTTTAAAAAATCCATATCAACCAAAGAATAATTCCAAATTAACAGTTTTCTCCACATTCCATCCTATTGCATCAAGAATAATCTTGAGTGGTTCTAAGAAAGATTTCTCAAATTGTAGATCATAATCTACATACTTGTCAAGTCCAAGTTCTCTAGGAAAATCCTGAATGAATGATATTACATTCTCATGAATAACATTTGGTTTTTTTAGATAACAGAACTTAATTTTTTCACCATTCTGAATGAGTGAATATTTATTATTCAATTTATTTTCTGTTATATAATGATTGAAAAGGAGAGCACCTCTTGCATGTATGGGAGTTCCTTTACCATATATTGTAGAGTGTGCTTTATATTTTTTTACATCTGATACTGTTCTAGGAAAAGCAATATCTTCTGGAGGAAGTGACTTGAATTCCTTTCTAGCATTATCAATAAACTTAATTACATCCTCCTCTGTTCCACTCATCATAATCTTAAGACCATCCTTAATCATTTTCCTACATGGGGCAGGTGTAGAAGACTTAACTGCTTCAATACCCATCATCTTAAGTTTGGGTTCATCATACCTGACACCTTCACTATCCCATACATTCAAGATGTATCTCTTCTTAGCAGTCCAGATACCCCTCTCAGCAATGTTCTCCCTCTTCATGAACATCTTCTGCTCATAAGCATTTAGATACCTGGCCAGCGTTTCATAAGCACCTTCAATAAAAGGCTCAAATTCATTCTCACACACCTTGTTAAGGAACCCAACAACATTCTGATTAGTTTTCTCTCGTCCTTCGTATACACGCTCAACCAGAGGACCCAAATTAAGGTAGATGGAATCAGTATCTGAAGCAATAACATAGTCAACCTCATTTGTTTTTAAGATCTTATTGATCTTTTCATTCATTTTATTTTCTATCCAACGTATGGATACTTGTCCAGACAAAGTGATAGCTTCTGCATTGGCAAGTTTATAATACCTGAAGTACTGATTACCAATAGCACCATAAGCAGAGTTAAGAGATATCTTCTTTGCCATCTGTATGTTGTTACACCTAGCAATCTCTTTCTCCAATGCCTTTGAAGGTTTATTCTCATATTCCTGCTTAGCCTTGAGCATTCTTTTCTTGAATATGACCCTCTCTTGGTACATCTTATCCATAAGTTCAGGCAAGAATCCACGCACATCTTTCCTGTATTGCGCTCCATTTGCACAAACTGCATAATCCCCATCAATCTTAACCTCCTCACTTAAGAACCCTTCAACGCTTGCACTGGGATGTCTAGCTTCCCTGAGGGTCTCTGGGGAAATGTTATATTGCATAATAAGATGAGGGTAAAGACTATTGAGATCAAAACTGACCACCCAATCATACTTTCCTGGTATTGGTTCCTTGACATAAGCACCTGCATATTTGTCATTTTTTTCAGATCTATCCTTAGGAGGAATAACTATGTTCCTCTTCTTCAAGTAATTGTAAATGATAGTGTCCCACATTCTAACCTGAAAGAACACATCTGCAAAGTTAACCTTTGCATCATATGCCATAGTAATGGCAAGTTCAATCAACTTCATCTTGTCTTCTAGACGATCAACAAGTTCAACGTCAATGATATTGTATTCTACAAACTTCTGCCACCCTTGTGTATAGAAATCTTTAAAGGTATCAAACTCACTGTGATCTAGTTTCTTCTGCCCAAGTTCCACACCAGCAATGTAATCCAACCTATAAGACTCTTGTGCCTTATAGGTAAACTTTTTATATAGATCAAGATAATCTAATTGAGTAAGTCCAGCAACATCATAATACAGATGCCTTCTACCCTTGATATAAATCTCATTCTCAGTATTCATCCCCCAAGGAGACAATCTCTTCATATCCTTCTCACCAAGCACCCTATTCAATCTCTTGGATAGGTATGGTATGTCATAATATTGTATGTTCCATCCAGTCACCACATCAGGTATATTTGAATGCCAATATTCAATAAATCCTCTCAACAATTTTTCTTCTGTGTCACACTCAATATAATTTACATTCCTTTGCTTATTGACAAATGAATTAACACCCCAAGTTATAATCTGTTTAGTATTATAATCTTGAAGAGATATCAATAATATCTCCTGATCTGCAGTTTCTGGATCAGGGAAACCATTTTCAGACTTAACCTCAATATCAAGAGTGACCAATCTAATCTTAGATATGTCAAACTTAATTTCATCTTCTGGATACATATCAGATATGTATTGGGATACATATCTATCATTGCCATAGATCTTGAATCCCTCTACATCTTGATATTTTTTATAGAACTCTCTACAATCACGCACAAAACCAGGTTGAATAGCTTCAACCCTTTCACCCTCTAAGGTTCTGTACTTTGATTCCTTCTTAGAAGGAACAAATAAAGTAGGATTGTAATCATCTCTGAACTGAACATGCTCACCATTATCATAACCACGAACTAGGAACTTGTTCCCAATCAATTGCACATTAGTATAGAACTTCATTTAATCAGTTTTTGATATTTCTCTAAGAGTGTTGGTTTAGCTTCAACTAATGTAAGTATCTTATCAGAACAAATCATAAATTCATTGTCATTAGTAACATCTATCAACCAAGGTGATAGAGTATCATCATCATTTATTAGAAAGGGTTCAATCAATTTACAATTAGGATCTCCTATATCTATAGGAGCAACTTCATCTATCTGAGACACTAATTTTTTGTGGTTTGTTAGTATCAGAACTTTCACTTGCATTTTTCTCTTCCTCTTCTTGTTTTGTTTTTAATACTTCTTTGAATTTATCTAGCACTTGAGTTTCATACATTTCCTTTAGTTTGTCAACTGGATCTACCAAAGTAACTACCCAATCAGTGCTAATAGGAATGGCATCATTCTTAGCTAGAGGGCACCAAGGAAATAGTTTCAACTCATAAGAGCCATCAGCACTGTCATTAACATTAATAGCCTTATTATTTAAGGTTACTCCACAAGGTTTAATAAAATAATACCCTATGACTTTTTGTTTTTCTTTAGGAGTATCTTCATCTCCTACTAACATTTCTCTTACATCAGCAATTACATCTTCGCCTGATTTTAAAACAACAAGTTTTATAGCCATGATTTTTTAATACCTCCTAGTATTTTAACAATAAAAAGTTCAATAGTCAACCTCCACCAAAATCATATTGATTTTCACTTATAAAATCAAGATAAGCATACCAATCATTTTGATTACATCCATTATTCAAAGCATCATACATTAGGTCAACAGTATTATGATGAGGAAATATAGGATGTTTGAAAGTGTATTCTGGTACAAGAAACATTAGTAGTGATCTCCTAACCCTTCAACTGGTGTAGGTTTCCAACCCTTACCATAGTATTTCTCTAGCATATTTAGATGTGGAGCACGAGCAATCTGCTCTTCTGTTGGTGGATTAGACTTTGGTGGTTCTGGTGGGAACAACTCAGTCTGTATACCATCTACTTCCCAGAACCACTCCTCTGGATCTTCTCCTTTCATATGAGTAAACCCATAAAAAGAACCATCATCCCTTACATATAAGAAATGATGGTCATGTGGATTAAGTAACCACATCTGACGTATTTTGTCTGTGGTCTTATAACCTATCTCCTCTGCTGTAAATTTATTCTCCTGAGATTTCATACACTTTTCTCTTCTGATGCTCTGGTATAATTTTATTTAATCTAACAGTAAGAAGACCATTTGTAAAGTCTACCTTACTAACCTCAACATCATCAGATAGAGTCCATGTTCTAGTAAATGCTCTGGATGCTAATCCTCTATGCAAATATTCATCAGTATCAGAATCTCTTTGCTTCCCTTCTACAGACAATCTATTTGACTCTGTAGTAACCTCAACATCATCTTTATTAAATCCTGCAATAGCAAGTTCTAGTCTGTATCTTGTATCTGTCTCTTTAACAAGATTATAAGGTGGATAGTTGACATCTCCTGCTTCAAAAGCATTGTCAAGTCTTCTCATCCAATCTTCTAGACCTATACTATTTCTATGAATAGTGTCAAGGTATTTTGCAGTCTCAGGAACTGAGAGCGTAAGTGAATTTGGACCAAACATAATAGACCTCCGTAAGCGTCTTTAGTTAATAGTGGACCCCTAAGGCATCCAATACTAATTATACAAGAAAGTTTTTTATTCAGGTGTGGTTTCCTGTACCTTATTCTTTTTACCAATATTATACTTCTGCTCTAGCATCCAATCACCTTTATCTTTGTAAGAAAGAACTTTAATTTGATTTAATGGAGCAATATCCATTACAGAATCTTCTTTTACAATACCAATTAATCCCCAATCAGATAGTAATTTTGTAATACGATTACGTCTTTGAACATCATTGATTGTAAGATTTGCTTTCTTACCATCTAATGCAAATAATTCTTTAAAGTGTACTAGGTAATATCTTCCCTGTTTATGAAGTATATGACAACTCTGATAGAGTTTCTTTTCCTTTCTAGAAGCAACTCCTATTCTAGTTAAAGTCTCACGTACTTTGAGAAAGTCATCAGGTTCATTGAGTATAACCTCAACCATCATATCAGGAGACCAATTCACCTGTGGTTCTTGTGTAGTCATTGTGTACCGCCAGTTTCAAGTCTTTGTTTAATAAAGTTCAGTTGAGTTTTATCTAGAATCTTCAGTGCTTGGGATGCTTTTTCATTACTATACCCATAATACTGTTTGACACATTCTAAATCATTGACTTTATCTTTTCTGATCCAAGGAGAGAATCTCTTCCTTTTCCTCACACTATTTAGATAAAATAAATATTGCATATCCTTATCTAGGTTATGATACCTATTCATCTCATTAGCATACATTATGGTATCCAAAGATCCTGATAGACATCTATTGATGATGTATGGAGGATATTTCTTTATATCATGAGACAAGTCTTCCTTATTAAAATTAATAGAATTTAACCAATCTTTAAGTTCCATAATTAAGTAGCAAGAGTTCCTTTCTTTCTTTTTGATCTCTCATATAATCTCCAACAGAACGCATACTGTAAGTAAGATCAAACTCAGTAGCTTTCCAATCTTTAAATCTATCCTTGATTAATTGGTCTGAGTTATAACTGACCAGCATATTAACTTTACTTTCCTTACAATCTTCTGCAAACTTATCATGATCAAATTTCTTATGCATAGCACCTTTCTTACCATAAAGATTATCCTTGATGTCATAAGGAGGATCTAAGTATATAAA